TCATAAGCAATATCAATGGCCACGGATTCGGTCGGGTTAAACTGCACGCCAGCCCACCACGCCAGAGACGTGTTGCTGTGGCGACCGTCATCACTTCCGGTCAGCACATCATGCGTTTTCCCCTTGTTGTCAGTTACGCGGAGATAATCCCCGGAGAAAGTCGACACACGGCTGTAAGCCACACCCGCCATCGCATACGCGCTGAACCATTCATTCACGCGCACAGACGGTCCCGCCATCACGCTGAACCAGCGGTTACGCACGGAATCCTCATGCCAGCGGGTATCGCTGTAATGCGTTTTTTGCTCATCTTCAGCATTGGCATAACTGAAGGACGTAATCAGCCCCAGCGTGTCCGTAAACTCATAACGGTATTTCACGTTAATCCCGTTCAGATTATCGCTGCCGGGAGCGTTCGTACGGGCATGAAGATACCCTGCGCTCAGTGTGGCCTGCTGCTCAGACGCCCATGAAGGCGCACCGGATACGGCCAGACAGATGGCTGCGGACAAAATGGCTGCACAAACTTTACGCATAATTACCTCTCGCTTTTCTGCAATAAAAAAGGCGCCATTTCTGGCGCCCGTATCTGGGTTATAAAATTCAGCTAATCGTGATGCCTGCAGTGGCTTTCTTCATCACAACAACCAGCAAATCGCTGATACTTGCTGTGGGATACCAGTCATTTACCCACCATGCTGATACAGAAAACTCCAGTGTCATTACGCCACTGCCTGCAGGCATATCAATAACACCCGTGTATATCAGCGTATTATCCAGAGCCGTTCGGTTATAAATTTCAGCCCCGTTTTTCTTCACTATCAGGCGGCATGACGAATAAGTATCGCTATTCTCCCGCTCATGTCTGGCACCGCTGAAAGCCACCGCTGGAATAACAATCTGCCGGTCAAAAGGCTGATCGTCATAAATCCTGACGGTAATGGTTCCTGATGGCCACCGCTCCGGTGCCCGGGAGTCCCGCGGGAAAGCCTTACCCACTGTTTTGACAATATCGCCCTCAATCTGGTTGGCGGACAGTTTCCCCTTAATCTGACAGTTCTCGTTAATCGTGACGTTGTTGAGCGTCCCGGAGTTCGCATTCACGTTACCGCTGATATCGGCATTTTTCGCCGTCAGCCGCCCGTCCGGTGTCAGGGAAAATGCCGGAGGATTACCGCCGCTGGTAATGGTGGGAGCCGTCAGATACTTCAGGAACACTTCGTTCATGAATATCTGATCACCCTGACCAACAAACATCGGCTTTGTGTTGCCATTCGCAGGATTAATCATCGCAATCCTGTCCGCCGCCAGCAGCACCTGACTCTGCATACCGTCAGGAGTATTCTCAATACCGGCACCAATACCCGCGATATAAAGGCGTCCGTCCTGCATCTGCTGCAGCTTCACAGCCCACATGCTGTTCAGGTTATTATTTGTATCAACCTGAACCTTCTGTATCTGCTGGATTGCCGCGCTCTGGTCTTCCAGTTTCTTATTGACGGTCTGCGTGATTTCATTGCTGACACCCGTAATGGACGTCCTGATTTCAGCCAGGTCAGGCGCAAGCTGACCGTTATCAATCTGCGTCCACAACTCCTGAGCCAGATGGGTTTTCCCTATCTCGCCTTTGAAAAAATCCAGATAGCCGGATGCATCATCACTCGGCTGGCCAACAGCCTCCACAAATGCCGATTTGCCAACGGTGTTCACACTGCGAACGTAAAAATAATAATTATGGCCCGGCCTGATATTGATACTGGCAGCTATCCAGTACAGCGCCATGCCAAGATAGCGGGCTGTGGTTTCAACCTGCCTGATATCCGCAATCCGCTTTTCCGAGAACCAGAACTCAAACTGTACCGTCGGATCATAAACCGCAAGATGCGGCGTGGCGGTTATCTGAAAATAGCCCGGCGTCAGCTCAATCCTCGACGGTGCTGCCGGTGCGGCAATCCGGAACGATACCGACGCCGGATCGCCCTGCTGCCCCCACGCATTTACCGCCCGGACCGTCAGCGTGTAGTTCCCCAGCGCCAGTTGTGTGAAACGGTATGTGGTTTCCGCCGTCCGGGCCGTGCTGACCAGCCGCTCACTACCGTCATCCGCTGCCACGGTCAGGCGAAGCATAAAGCTCACCCCCTTCACCACCTTCGGCGTGTCCCAGCGCGCCAGCACCTGATATTCCCCGCTGTCTGCGGTGACTTCTGCGGTCAGGTGCTGCACCGCTGGCGGCGTGACACCATTTACCGTGCCGCTCTGGTCGCCGTCAAAGTGCGCCCCGTTATCCACGATGGCCTCTTTTTCCGGTACATGCTGCACGGCGGTGATGGCATACGTGCCGTCGTCGTTCTCACGGATACTCACGCAGCGGAACAGGCGCTGGCGCAGCGTCGGCAGCTTCAGCCCCCACACGCTGTATTCTGCAACGCCGTCAGGAACCCGGCTCACTTTCACCTTCACGCCGTCGGTGACGGACTGAACCTCCACGCTGACCGGATTCCCCTGCCCGTCAACCAGGCTTATCAGCGTGGTGCCGGAGGATGGCAGCGTGATTTCACGGTCGAGCGTCAGCGTCCGGGTCTGGCTGTTCACCGCCAGCACACGCCCGCCGGTGCTGATACCCGCATAATCATCATCGCAGATTTCAATAACATCACCCGGCACATGGCGAAGCCCTTCGGCACCCACGCTGAAGTCCACGGTCTGCGTTTCCAGCAGTTCTGTTTTAATCAGCCACAGCCCGGCGCGGTGTGCCTGCCCCCGGCTGGTACAGCCAAAAGCATCCATCTTCGTGACGTTACGACCGTAACGGGCAATGGCCTGCGTGTCCTCCACAAGCTCTGTCGCCGTCTCCCAGCCGTTATTCGGGTCAATCCAGTTCACCTCAACGGCATTATGGCGGTCCTTCAGGGCGCTGAAGCTGTAGCGGAACGGCGCGCCATCATCCGGCATCACCACATTACTGCGGTTATAGGTCCACACCTTATCCGACGGTCGGTCCTGCACGAACGTCAGCGTCTGCCCGTTCCATACCGGCATACAGCGCATCGCCGAGCAGAAATCACTGAGCACATCCCACGCCTTACGTTGTGTGGTCAGGTAAGCGTTACAGGTGATGCGCGGCTCCGTACCGCCAAAGCCGTCCGGCACCGACTGGTCGCAATTCTGGCCGATGACATACAGCGCCCATTTATCCACATCCGCCGCACCGAGACGTTTCCCCATGCCGTAGCGCGGATGGGTCAGCATATCCCACAGACACCAGGCCATGTTGTTGCTGTATGCTGGCTTAAACGTTCCGTCCCAGATACCGCTGTATTGCCGCGTCTGCGGGTTATAGTTCGACGGCACCTGCAGAATGCGCCCGCGAAGATGATAATTACGGCTCACCTGCTGGCTGCCGAACTGCTCCGAGTCCACCTGCACGCCAACCAGTGCCGTGTTCGGGTATACCCTTTGCACCAGTAACTCTCCCCTTCCCTCGTCACGCTATTCACGCAATTTAATCAGGAGAAAATCATGCCAGCGCCTCTGTATGGTGCGGATGACGCGCGCCGCTGTTCCGGCAATTCCGTATCGGAGGTGCTGGATAAATTCAGGAAAAACTACGACCGGATAATGTCTCTACCGCAGGAAACGAAAGAGGAAAAGGAATTTCGCCACTGTATATGGCTTGCAGAGAAAGAAGAACGCGAGCGAATTTACCAGACATCAATCCGACCATTCCGCAAAGCCACATATACCCACTTCCCTGAATATATCGACCCGCGCCTGCGTAATTACCGCTCACGCTATGGCGCTATCAGTAATGACTGAGGAATTTACCATGAGAGGACTTGCATACAATCCCGGCATTCTTCCGGCAGAAATGATTATTCGCCAACGCGTAAAGCCAATGCCATCGAGAGAGGAATTGCTTAAGAGAAATTCTTCTCCGTCAGTGAATCAAAACAAATATCTGAATGCGATGTGGCGGAGTGGGAAGAAATGAAACGAATGACACTAATTGAGATGGATGGATTTCTGAAAGGTAAATGCATCCCATGTGATTTAAAGGTTAACGAAACAAATGCTGAATATCTGGTACGCAAATTTGCTGAAGCGGAGGCCAAGTGCGCGGCGCTGGCGGCGGAGAATGCGGAGCTGAAGTCTGTGCACCCTCAACCATTCGGAGCAGAGATGATGAAGGCTCTTGATGCGTATGAGAAGCATCAGGATGAAGTGCCAGAGACTGGAATGCTCAATGCATTTTTCATCTTGCGCGACAGCATCCGTGTTGAAACCCCAGCCACCGACTCTTTCCTGTCTGAAGTGCGGGCGCAGGGGGTTGAGATGATGCGCGAACACCCATCAATCAAACTTTGCTCTTTGACGCACATATGTGATGAGTTAGCCGCCCAGCTTCGCAAAGGAGGCAACCAGTGACTGGACATGCAGCAATCCTCGACATGTGCTGTGGCAGTCGCATGTTCTGGTTAGATAAGAATGACGAACGGGCGAGATAAGCGATCGGTTAAGTGCTATAGTAATGCGCTTTTGTATTTATGGAGTGAATATGAAAAATATCCTACTGGCATCATTGTTAGTGGCATCGCCGGGTGCATTTGCAGCCAGCTTTGACTGCCAAAAGGCTTCGACAGCAATCGAACATAAAATCTGCGATAACGAACGTCTGTCAAAATTAGACGAACAGCTTAGCTCTGCCTATTCTAGTGCCCTCAAAGGAAACCCAGAGAACGCAGACACCCTAAAAATGGTTCAACGTCAGTGGGTAAATATGCGTGGAAAACTCACTGATAATAAGGCTCTGGAGCTGGCTTATCTTATCCAAATTAATGGCCTCAAAGGTTTGGGGAGTTCAGTCAGCGTAACAGCGGCCAATGACATACCCACGTCGGCGCAGAAACATTCTGAAGAGCAGGAAGAAACAAGTAAGGCAGAAGCTAAGTCGGTCAAGAACGGCAATGAGCTAACCTTAGAGTCATTCCGAGCTAAATATGTAGAAGTAGATGGTGAGTATTACAGCACGACATCCATTCCTAGAGGCAGTTCGTTCTTGTTCACTTGCGCCAGTCGTATTGCTGATGACCAAGTGAATATTTGGAAGAAACAGGCAGCCAAAGAGGGCAAAATCGACTTATTCTTTGAGGTTGAGAATCACTTACACACGGCTATGTTGAACGCCAATTTTCAGAAGTTGAATTCAGACCCTGCCAAAAGAGGTATTTGTAATCTGATTAACGCAGTGCCGTAAGTAAATTTAGGGCCACAGTTGTGGCCTTAAATATTTTTTCAGCCTTTTCTTATTTGTAATAAGCAGTACTTGGTAGTGCTTATAAAACAGAATAAAAAACATATGACTTTGGCGATTACCCAGTAAAGATATTCGAAATAAATGTAAATATCGACAATGAATAACTATCCTCGCACTCGCGGGGATTTCTTTTATCTGAACTCGCTACGGCGAGTTTTGTTTTATGGAGATGATTATGGCCTGTTCAACATTCAACCCTCTAACGTTACAGAAATACCAGCCAGCCCCTGAAGATTTATGCTCACTGTGTGGCGGAAATCATGGCAAAGCCGCCATGATCGAATGTAAGGACAAAATCCACATTTGCCTTAATTGCGTTGATGTCCTCGTTGATATCAAAAATGAGAGAGAAGATAAAAAGCGTAGCGAGGCTGTTCGCGCCTTAGATTCATGGATGCGAGATGGGTATAGTGCCGCGCAAATTTATGACTTAGCAATATCAAAAGGCGAAATACCAGGAGTGCGCATCGAATAAGACGTAACCAATATTCGAATTGAAGAACTGAAAGAACACCAAGCCGCCTGATGGCGGTTTTTTCTTGCGTGTAATTGCGGAGACTTTGCGATGTACTTGACACTTCAGGAGTGGAACGCACGCCAGCGACGTCCAAGAAGCCTTGAAACAGTTCGTCGATGGGTACGCGAATGCAGGATATTCCCTCCTCCGGTTAAGGATGGAAGAGAGTATCTGTTCCACGAATCAGCGGTAAAGGTTGACTTAAATCGACCAGTAACAGGTAGCCTTTTGAAGAGGATCAGAAATGGGAAGAAGGCGAAGTCATGAGCGCCGGGATTTACCCCCTAACCTTTATATAAGAAACAATGGATATTACTGCTACAGGGACCCAAGGACGGGTAAAGAGTTTGGATTAGGCCGAGACAGGAGGATAGCAATCACTGAAGCAATACAGGCCAATATTGAGTTACTCTCAGACAGCGGACGCAAATCACTGATAGACAGAATTAAAGGCGGTGACGCAATCACTCTTCATGTGTGGCTTGACCGATATGAAAGAATCCTCACCGAAAGGGGGATCAGGCCGAAAACTCTACTCGACTACGCCAGCAAAATCAGGGCAATCCGAAGAAAATTGCCGGACAAACCGCTCACTGACATATCAACGAAAGATGTGGCAGCAATGCTAAATGTCACGAACGGTGCAATAGTGATCCACACCCAACGCCTGAAATCAGATCCAGGG